ATAAAATCAATCGTATCCATATTTATTCTCCTATTTTCTATTTAGTCTTGATGACAACTTTTCCGTGTCTGCATCAAGCATCGGTGTTTTAGATTCTGTCGAATCTTCTTCTGCCGTAGTATTATCCACTGGTGGATATTCGTCAGGTGATGCAGGCGGTTCTTGGCCACCAATTGGCATTGTTGGACCACCAGTACCATCTTTGTCTTCTTGTGCAATCTGTTTTTTCATTTCATCCATAGTCTCATCAGACATTTGAAGAATGTTTTTACTTACCCATGCAGCAGAGTAATAACGGCCAATATATGGGTCAACAGTTTGCAATAATTGTAATCGTGCGGTCAGCAATTCTGCATCACGCATCTCTGTAAAGTTATTATCTTTCTTATAATCATAATAGATTACTTCTCTAAATTCATCCCATTCTTCTGAAGAACAGATACCTTTAAGTACCAATTGTGTTCCTAATGCATGGTCAAAAATCTGAGAGAACTTATTACGAAGTCTGATAATAAACTTTGTAAACTTAACTTCATCACGGGTCACTTCAGTAGTACGACCCATACCAATCATACCACCTTGTTGTGGTTCTAAACGGCTGATAGGCACATTCAATGATTGAAGAAGTTTCTGTCTAAAATACTTAACGTCTTCTAACTCGCCAAGGTTTTGGCCAGCAGGAAGTGTGGTGATTTCTGTACCTTTACCACCTTCACGGCGTGGCAACCAGAAGTCTTCTAGCATAGACATGTGTTTGCGGTCATCACGCAACTCACCAGTCTGTGCGTCATAAACCATCTTGTTACGATACTTGACCATAACATCACGCAAGTATTGTTCTGCTTTACCTTTTGGTAAGTTACCAACGTCAATGTAGAAAATACGGCGTTCAGGTGCCCTTGAAATACGATAGATAACTACCGCATCTTCAATCATACGCAACTGATTAAGTGGTTTAATTGCCTTGTGTAGATATGAGATAACAAAGGTGTTCTTTGCATCCATAAGCCCTGAGGTTACATGCAGGATCGACTCAGGCGCAATGCGGACACCTTGTGATACTTGTGCGCTATACTGCTGTGTGGAAGTACCACGGTCATTGTACACATAGTATTCGGCAATAGATTTGATAATCTGTGTGCCCGTTTTTGGGTCACGGTCTTTTTTGATTTCTCTGACCTTACGAATCTTTCGTGGGTCAATATATCTCAACTCTTGAATGCCTTGTTTAGGATTCTTTTCATTTACTACCACATGGTAATAAATTCTGCCGTCAATATACCAGCGTTTGAACAAGTCATCAGATAGGTTATTGAAGTTTAACAACCGTAAAATGTTATCAAATTCTTCAATGATTTTTTTCTTAATGTTTTCTGGTTGTTTTAGTTTATCTAAAACAATATCAACAGTACGACCAGTTACATCGTGTGTAATTGCTTCGTTAACAATATCGTCAATGGCCATTTCCAATTCTGGATGGTTTGCCATTTCACGGTATCGTGTAATTAATTCCAGTTCATTGCGAACTGCACCTTCTAGGTCAACATACGTTCCATAGTAAGCATTTTGGGTGATGGTAACTGCACCATCATCCATTGCCGTGGTTGGAAGTGTGAAAGAAGGTTGCTCGGGAAGTTGTTCCCGAACAATGTCTTTATTTCCGAGTGTAAACCCGAATAGCTTAAGTGCCATTAAATATCCATTCTATAAAAATGGAGAAGGACCGAAGTCCCTCTCGCTTAAATCACGTTGTCTGATACTGATTCCCACCATTGATAGGTGAGAGTCACCGAAAACTCCTCAATAGTATCATTAGAACCCCAATCAACATCGATAGGTGTAACATCTGAAGGGAACAAACCGATAAATTTGTACTTCTTCAGAGCATCACCTTTCTTGCCAAATTGAGTTACTTCACCGTCAACTGTGTAACCACCAGGTGTCAATGCAGCTGGGTTACGCACGTTAAGACCGTGACTGTTGATGCCTGCCATCCAACGCTCGAAGGCGTTACGAATGACAAAATCTTCATCATTGATGATTGTGATAGTCCAATCAGCGAAGGTTCTGTTACCAACAAACTTCAACTCACGGCCAAAGTATTGAACTGGCACAACACCTAGCGTAGAGCCAGGTAACTGTGCAGTCTTACACATGAAAGTGGTTTTAGCCTGTGCATTCCCTGGCGCAGAGAACGCAGGGAACGGCAACGAAACTTCAAAAAGATTCGGACGGGCACCGTCACCAACTAGTTGGGAACGGAATTCGTTTACATTAAAAGCCATTTAATTTCTCCTGTTTTCTCTATTTATTAGAATCGGCCAACAACTTCTTCAAAACTTACACCGGTGCGAACAGCAACGAAGTTGAGTTGAATAAAGTTGACAGAGCGTGCAGGTTTGATGTAAATGTCTCCAACGAATTGGTTCGAATCAATTACGTTAGGGGTATTATTAGACTCATCACACACTACACGGAAGTCTGTAATACCACGGCGACCTTGAACATCACGCAAGTACGGTTCAACCAAATTGACAAACTGTGCTCTTGTGAATTGGTCGTTAAATTCAAACAATGAAGAACGTGCAGCCTTAGAAATAGATTTCTCCAACACGATGAACAAGCGGCGAACATTGATGCGGTCAAACACAGATGGTTTGCTCAACATGGTCTTGTCACCGAATAGAACAGTACCTTCACCTTGGAATGTAACAACTGGGTTAATACCTTTAACATAAAGGTTATCACGTTCAGCTTTAGTTGGATTCCAAGCAAGTTTTACAACATTCTTGATTACACCACGGTTGAAACCACCAGGTGAGAACCATGGATCACGTTCAATATCTGTACGAGCACAAGTACCAGCAACGTCAGCATTCAATGGTATCCAACGATATACATCATTGTACTTGTCGAATTGATATTTGTAACCACAATCGAGAACAGAATATGAAGATGAAGTCAATGAATCACGGTATGTAATAACAGCAGTAGATTCAGAACCAAGGTTATCAACAACAGCTGTTTTAGTTGGAGACAAGAATACCAAACAGTCTTTACGAACTTCGGCAATATTGGAGATTAAGTGACCAGCAACTGTTGCATTGCCTGGACCAGAAACAATCAATGAGATATCGACAGCATCAGGGTTAGCAAATAAACTGTAAGCAGTATTAATTGCGCCAGCTGTGATTGTACCATCTGCACCACCACCTAATGAGCGGTAAGTAGGATTTCTTTGGCCATTAGCTGCATCATATGTTGTTCCTGCCGCAGCAGTACCCCAACCAGAATTGCCAGAAGCATGAGCAGTCCACCACACATAGCGTGAGCGTTGATTCAATACGTTAGCATAGTAATTTGTAGCACCATCGCCAAACTTAGCATCAGATGCCTTAGAAACGAATGCAAATTTTTCAAGAACTGTGTTAGCAACACCATTAGAGAATTGACCATCTTCGTCAACAACAATAACGTGTAGTTCATCATTAGAACCACCAGCAGCAGTTGCGTAATCAGAAGTACCTGGTGCAACACCAAATGTATCAGCATATTGCCATTTACGTAGAATTGGAACACCAGCAACTACAACACCTGGTGCAGATGCAACAATAATTGCAGTAGCATTAACAGATGCAACACGGATATAAGTTGTGCCGCCGTCAACAGAAATTAAATCACCGGACTGCAAGTTAGCTGCAGCATTGGCACTACCATTAATATTGATAGTAGTTTCACCAGATCCAACAGCATTAGCTTTAAGAGAATCGGTAACTGTCAAGTTAGATGAGAAAGCAGCAGATGAAGCACAGATAGAAACACGCAAAGTGTTACCAAGAGCGCCAGCGTATTTTGCAGTAACGATACCACGACCTGTATCGGAAGTAGAATAGTTATCAAGATAGTCATCTTGGTTTTTAATCAACACGCCTGTACCGTTGGCGGTAGCATTCAATGTTGTAGTAGTGTTAGCTGCACGAACTACTTTGAGGTTATTAGAATATGCAAGAAAGTTTGCAGCTGAGAACCAGTATTCATAATTTGTAGAGTCAGGTTTACCGAAACGGTCGACAAGGCGAACCTCGTCAGAAACGGTAATGACTTCACCAACTGGACCCCAAGCAAATTGTCCAGCGAAAGCGCCAATTGAAGTGGCAACGGAAGGGACGATTGTAGTCAGGTCAATTTCTGATACATTTACCCCAGGTGATAGCTGAAATGCCATGGATTTCTCCTTATTGTTATTGGGTCAATTATATTTATAATTAATACTCTATTTAGTTTTTTAGAATCTTGAGGATAGATAGCCTCTTTCAGTCCACACATCGCCGCTGTCCACCAGGACTTCTTCACGGCGACCATCATCTATGATTCCAACTGGTGCCAAGTCTTCTTCTACAAGCATATTTTGTTCTTCCAACATGTATTTACGGATATCAATGTTAGTAGCTTCTTTAAAATATGATTGTGCTGCCAACCAAGCGAACAACACCAGACCCATGGCCAAATCATCATTATTACCTTCTTCTGCCTGATAACTATCTCTGACTCTAACGAATGTATTTAATTCAGCAATCGTATCAAAGTCATTGACAATCAACTTGTCGTTTTCAATCAAAGTTTTTAAGTTGGCACAACCAATCTTTTTAACGGATTTAGTTGTTTTAATACCAAAAGAAGTAGAGCGTTTAAAACCACCAGAAATAGCCTGACCTTTAATGTGGTGGTGTTCTAACTTATAGATGTTTTCATATTCCAAATCATAATGGAGAATGTCAACAACTTGTTGTCCCACATTATTAGTCTCAATCAAAGCATATGCCTCATTGTATCTTTTACAGATGGAGTATATGATAGTGGGAAAGAATAACAATGGTAGTTTATTGTTGCGATACTTGGCAACCTGTTTATAAGGCACCTGTGTCACATCAATGATATTTATAGTGGAGTAATCCTGCTCAACGCCTTCCGAACAGTCAACTGTACCAATGTACATGTGGCCAGGCTGAGGCATTTCATA